GTGCCGTTCGCATTCGCGCCACCAGTGTCGCCGGCAGTCTCGCCAGCCGTCGAACCGCCGCCGTCCTTGCCGGTGGTGAGTTCGTTGGTGGGAATGTCGGCTTCGACATGGACGGTGCCCGGATCCTGCTTGAGCTCTTCCGGTGCCTGGCGCGCATGGTCTTCTCCCTCGCCCTCGCCCTCGCCCTTGGCGGGATCGTCAGCGGGAACGGTCAGTGCGAGCGGGTCGGTAACCGAGACCCCCTCGGCCACCGACCCGGCCGAGTCCTTGGACTCGACAACGGTGAAGGGGATGCCAGCATCGGTCAGTGCGCCGATGATGTGCTCGCCCACTTCGGTCTCTTCGCCAAACGGGATATGCGCGATCTGCCCGTTGACGGCGACGGGAACGCGGCTGCCCGCAAAGCGGTGCGTGGCGGCGTTGTCGTCGATCTTGATCGTGACGGTCTTGTTCTCGGTGGTCTCTTCGTCGGCCATGTGGCCCTCCATCGGCTAGAGAACGGCGAAAGGGAGGGGCCGAAACCCCTCCCTCAATTATGCGCCGGTCGGCAGGCTGCTGTAGCTTGGCTCCTGATTGCCCTCGCCGCCGCGCTCGGCGATGATGACCATCTTGTTGCCGTTGATGTTCACCGCGGCGTCGGCACCGATGCGAATGCCATAGCCGAGAACGGGATCGCGCAGAACGGTGATGCCGTTCGTCGTGATCTTGCTCCGGGTGCTGCCGGCGGTCTTGAAGGCGCTGGCATCAGCCATGCCGACATACCACTCGAGCTTGTCGCCCGTCGCGCTGTCGATGTTGGTCACCTCGACCTTACCGGGGATGAAGCCGGTATAGTGGTCGATGTTGGCGCCGGTGCCCGTCACCGACCGGACGTTTGCTTCGTTCATTGGGACTCTCCCTGCCTTCCTCGAAGGCGATTGAGGGCGAGCATTACGCCCGCCCCCGGTCGGTTACAGCTTCGAGACGGCAACCTCGAGGCGGCACATCCACAGATCGTTGAGGATGACGGCGGCGAACCACGTCTTCCACGAGACGTAGTTGCGCTGGGCCATCGGGTCCGACGCGCTGGGCTTGGCGTTCACCACCATCGGCACGATCGCCTCGGCGCCCTTCAGCGGCACCTGCGCGAACGCATCCTGGCCGAAGTAGAGCACCGGATAGACATCGGCGTTGGTGCCGCTGGTCGAGACCACCGACGTACCCGCGGCGCCGCCGGCATCGGCGAACGGCGCGAGATCCGGCGTCAGGACGTAGCGGACCTGCTCGACCGAACCGATCTCCATGTCGGAGATGGTCTGGCGATTGCCGTACTTCGCGACCGGGATGAAGCCGGCCATGTTGCGAATGTCCGAGTCGAGGTCGGTGTGAGCAACGGCGACATAGGCGGCTTCCACCGCCGACGTGCCATAGCCGACACCGGCGGCAAGAACGCGGCCGATCTTGCGGGCCTTCTGCGCTGCCAGAACGCGGGTCACCGCGCGCTGCTTGTTCAGCGAGATGGGGGTGTTGACCGCCGATCGCGTGACGCCGTTCGCATAAACGACGTTGGTGCCGGCCTTCAGCACGCCATAGACGATCTGCTCGATCGTGCGGCCTGCCTGCTCGCCGGCCTGCTGGCTGGCGTCGGCGAGAACCGGATCCTCGGACAGATCGGTCACCTTGTCGGTGATCTCGATCGGGCGACCGTACTGCTTCAGCACGACGGTCACGTCTTCATAGGCCATGCGCTGCGCGGTCGGGGTGACGCCCTCGACCACCGGCACGGTGGCGGGCGGAAGCGGCACGATGCGGCGAAACTTCATCGTGTCCGTCTTGTTCTTCGGCATGGGCTTGGTCATGCCCATCTTCGAGAGAACAAGGAAAGGTTCGGCGTGGCGAAGCATCTCGGCCGCTGCGTAGGCCGCGGTGCGGGTGCCGATGTCGCCGTAACGGGTCGTAGCCATCGAAAACTCCCCTCGGGGTCAGGGACGCTCGGTGGCTACGACCGCTGGCTCTACTTCTTCGCGTCGATCTTCTTCGCGAAGTGGTCGAAGGCGCCGGCAAAATCATCCGGTGCCCCGGCGGCTGCTGGCGCGGTTCGTGAACCGACCACCTTGCCCCCGTCCAACTGCCGCTGCCGACGAGCGTCGGTTGCGGTCTTGTCCTTCGGCGCAGGATCCTGCTGGTTCCCTTGCCGCTTCGCCTCGGCCTGCTCGGTCTTGAACAGGGTCAGGGCGACTCCGACTTCTCGAGCATCCCAGCTTCCCGCCAGCCGCTGCACGTTCTCGGGCTGGGCGTTGATCCAGCCATCGAAATCGGCGTTGGCGCCAGGCGCGTAATTGCGCCAGTCGGGATGCTTCGCCTCGAGAGCGGACTGCTGGGCTGCGACGACTTCCGCCTGATCGGCTTCGATGACCGGGGCCATCTGACCTTTGACGTTGGCGAGCTCGTCGCGCTGCTGCTTCAGAAGGGGGACGATGACGCCGGCAATCTCGGGATAGTCTTCCTCGAGCGCCTTGATCTTGTCGTCGAGCACCTTCCACGCATCGCTGGGTTCATCACCCTTGCCGTCTTGCCCGGTGTTCTGCGGCGCGGTGGCGGCAGTCGTTCCGGTCTTGAGGGCATTAAGCTGCCGTTGAAGTCCGCTGGCCCGTCCGCTGGCTCCCTGCAATTTCCGCTCATAGTCCTCGCGCATCTTGTCGAGCGCGGCTTTCTGCGCGGGCGTTGCATTCGCCCAAGGGTCGGGATCCTCATTGCCTGCCGCGGCATCGGCCGGGGCGTTGGCGGGCGGGTCGGTGTCGTCGCGTTCGCTGGGGGCCTTATCGGCGCCCTCGTCGGCTTCGCCCTGACCGGCGTCAAGATCGTCGCGATCCTCGTCTTCGTCCTCGATCTCCGGTGCGGGATTTCCCGCCGCGAAGGCCGCGAACGCATTCGAGAATGCGTCGTTACCTGAAACATCTACGCCCGCGCCGGTTCCCTGTCCAGTGGCGTCGTGAGTGGCGGCGGCAGTGTCGGCGGGGTCAGCCATAGTTCGTATCCTTCACAGTGGGGTCTTGGGACGGTTCAACATATTCGATCTGCTGGCGCAGCGCCGAGATCATGCCACGAAGCTGCTGCGCCCGGTCAGGGGCCACAGTCAGCGTCTCGAGCTCTTGCCGGTGCTTCTCGATCTCGTCGAGGTTCCACCGGCGAAGCGCCTGCCAGTCGGCGCCATGCTTGTTCACGCTCATGGGCGCGGCTCCGACCCGGCGGACACGAACCCGCCCGATCCGGTCGGCTCGCGGCCGGCGGCTTCGGCGCGCACGCGATTCTGCGCCTCGAAGCCGAGCTCGCCAGCGAACATCCGTTCCTTGGAATCGGTGTCGATCTGCTTCACCTGCAACATGGCGGTGAGCTCGTCGAGCTTCATGTTCCGCTGCTCGGCCAGCTTGATAAGCTCGGTCTGGCGGTTCATGTCCGCGATCTGAAGCGACGTGGACGATTCCAGTTTGGCCCGCTCCAACTGCATTTGCGCGAGGATCATCTGCGGGTTCTGCTCTTCGCCCTGCGCAGCCGCCATGTTCTGAAGCGCCTGATCGTATTCGTCCTTCGTCGCCATGATCTCGTCGGGCGGGACCATCATGGATTGCAGGAACTTCTTGTACGCCTCGTAGGGTTTGAGCATCGCGGCCAGCACCGGGTGCGTCGTGTGGTTGGTCACGATCGCCATCAGCACCTGGCTCTGCACCTCGCGCACGAGAAGCACGGACGTGCCGCGGGCATCGACGTTCATGTCGCCCTTGATGTCCTCGCGCGCGTTGTGCTGCATGTTCCAGTCGTACAGGCGCCGCATCGACGGAACCGTGATGCCATCGTCCCACGCCTTCACCACCGAGCGGAACGTGACGTTGAAGCCGAGCGCCATGATATTCGACGCGGTGGCGGTGACGTTCGGGTTATCGGTGATCTCGCCTTCGCTCTGCACGGGCAGCGCGGTCTCGTCGTCGATGAACCGGCGCGACGCCTCGACGATCGACAGGATTTCGGTCACCTTGTTCGGGATGTCGAACACCTCGAACGCGGTGCCGGCGGCAGCGCCCTTCTTCCGATACCAGATCTTGCGCGGCGTGATCTCCCACACCTTGTTCGCCGGCTCGACGCTATCGCGATCGACGACGATCTGCGGGCCGGTGGACAGGCCGGCGTTGTCCATCGCCATGCGCCACCCGGCGTTCATCGCCGCCTGGCTGTCTTCCATGATGTCGGGGATGCCATAGCCGAACATCGACGCTTCGGACGCCTCGAACGGCACCACCGAATAGAGCGATTCCTGACTGTCGAGCGGATATTCCGGCGCGATCTTCAGGAGCTCGCCTTCGCAGAAGTAGCAGATGACCTTCATCTCGATCAGCGGATCGGAGGTCTCTTGGTAATAGGCGGCGCCCTCGTGATCGCCCATCGCGTGAAGCATGGTCACGATCTCGTCGCATTCGAGCGGGCCGTGATATTCCCAGCCGATGAACCGCCCCTTCAGGGTCTCGGTGTTGCCGTCGATCGAACGCAGATCGGCAAGATAGCTCATGCCGGTTTCGCTCATGGTCTGCCGGGCGGTCTTTTCCTCGAGCAAGCGGCGCACAGCATCGGGGTTGAAGCCGCGCTCCTTCACCAGCCGGCGCAGATCCTTCTTCGTCCACAGGTGACGCTCGAACTCGAACTCGCACTCGGCCGCGTTGCGCGCGGACATGTCGGGGAAATAGCTCCACGGATCCACGCGCTTGAACACGGGCTTCGGGTCGGCCTCGCGCACATAGACGTGGCTGCCGTCCTCTTGCTTTTCCCATCGGCCGCGGCTCGCCTCGGCGGCGAGCGGACCCTTCAGGATTCCCGTGCCGAGCCGCACCATGTCGAAGATGCAGTCGCGCCCCTCGGCCGAATAGCCGCACTCGACAAGCTGATCGTCCATGACCTGCTGCATCAGGTCGGCGCGCTTCTTGGCCTCCTTGATCTCTTCGGCCAGCCGCTGCGCTTCCTGCGCGTGCTCGTCGGCTTGCGTCGCGGTCTGCGCGGCGGCGCCGGCTGCCTGCGCGGCGCCCGCCTCGTCGCCCTGCTGCGCAGCGGCGGCTGCCTGCGCTTGCTGCTCGTTGGCCTGCGCTACCAGCGCCATCGCCTTCTCGACGACTTCCTTCGACGCGCTCGTGAGCGTCGGCACCGGCGTCGGCTGAATGCCGTAATTGCGATCGTCGGTCGGGAAAATCAGGCTCTCGAGCCGGCCCTTCCAACTGTTCGTCTTCTTGCGGGTGATCTTGACGAAGGCGCGGCTCTTCTTCGCCTCCTTCAACTCGGCCTCGGTCTCGGGATCGTATTGGCCGTGGAACTGCCGAAGCGATTTCAGCCACCGCTCTTCGATCATGCTCTTGAGCCGAACCTGATCGCCCGCGAGCGTTGCCAGGCGCCCGACGATGACGCGCAGATCTTCCTCGATCTTTCCCATGTCCTGCGGCGGGCCGATGACGACGGGCGCCGCCTCGGATACGGAACCGGCGGCGACGATCGCGGCGAGCGAGGTGTCGGCAAGCAGTGGCGCGGCTGAAGCCATGATCTTCCCCTTAATATCCCATGCGGCCATCGCCGCCTGCTGCACCACCGACGAACGAACCCTCGAATGGCTTGGGGATCGCAACCCCGCGGCCAGATCGCACATAATAGCGGGTATCGTCCATCAAGTGATCGTTCTTCTTGATGATGTGGCCTTTCTCGTCGCGACGGTACAGGCGGTATTCGTTCAGCCAGTTTGACAGGTGCGCCATGACCTTCAGCCGGCCGGTCGCCAGCATCTGCCACACGTCGTAGATGCCGGCCTCGCGCGCGTTGTCGGCGGCGGTCAGCGTCAAGCCGAGCTCCTGATAGGTCGCCATCAACTGTTCGCCGTCCTTCTGCGACCGGCCGCGCGCCGCCGGGTCGATGACGCCGGGGATCCATTTGCCGCGCGCCTTGATCGCCTCGGCATGGACGCTCGGCACCTGCTGTCCCTGATAGTATTCCGCATAGAGATAGCAGACGCCGCTCTCGGGATCCTCGGCGCCCCACAGGCAGGCGGTGCGGTTCCAGCCCACGTCGAGCGCATACGACCGTTTCCAAAACGCCGGCATCGGCATCATGGGAACGGTGATCTCGGACTCGGGAATGGGATAGATCGCGCCCGCGCCAAGCGACGGCGTGCCCTTCGATCGCGCATCGCGCAGATAGGGCGGCGTGCGCTCGAGAAGCTGTCGCTTGGTGTCTTCGTCGAGGTGCGGCACGTCATCCCATCCAGCGGTCACGAGGTAAGAGGATTCACTGATCTCCGGCACTATTCGGTGCTCACATTCTCTTCGTACTGGCGCTTCCAGTACGGCAGGCCGGCGCCACCGCTGCCGGTGGACGGCGTTCCGCCGCTGGCCGGCGTGGTCACCTGACCGACGTTGTGGCGCGCGGGAAACTCGAGAGATGCGAGCGACCCTTCGATCGTCGGCAGAGCATGGTATTCGACGGCGCCGCCCTCAAAATCGGGATCGTCATAGAACACCTGATAGGTGGTCTCGGGAGAAAGCCCGGTGACGGATCCTGCGTCGAGCGGGATAGCCACCGTGTTGTTGAGGTAATGCCGATCGTGCGCGGCCACACTGATCGTTGCCACCCCGCCGGCCGCGCTCGCGGTCAGCACATCAGGATCGGAATAACTGTCGCGCACCTGCTGGAAGGTGAAGACGAGACCGACCTGCGACTTCGCCTCGGCAGCCGCGTCCATCGCGTCAGATGCGGCGCCCTGCGCAGTCTCGACGGCAGTCTCGACGGCATCCACGGCGCCACTGACGATAGTCACCGCTTCTTCAACACCGGCCACCTGCACGCGCGCGTTACGCGCCTGCCACTTCGCCGAACGGGAGCCGGGTTGAAGGAGCGGCATTACTGGCTCGCCTGCGTCGCCGGGAGGGACAGGGCGAAGATCTGCGTTCCCGATGCAGCCACAACTTCGACCGATGCACCCAAGATGCTGATCGACGCCACCGACTGCACGCATACCGCGCCGGTGAAGCCGGTGTTGGTGGTGCTGGTCACCTTGCACTTCACGCCAGGCGCGCCGGTGGCGCCGATCGCGGTGAAGAAGATCGGATAGGACGCGGCACCCGCTGGCAACGGAGTCGCCCAACTGCACGTTGCCGAGCCGCCGCACAGGATCGCGCCATTGGCGCCGACCGTGAACTGCGCCGATCGCGAGATGCGGTTGTTCGCCGAATCGCCGCGGCGGAACGTCATGGTGCTGCCGGCCGTGCCGCCGGGCATCTCGGTCGGCGGCGGGGTATCCGCCGGGATCGGGATCAGGGACTGAAGCGCCTGAAGGTCCGCCGACGTGGCGGGCGGGTTGAGGGGTGACACCTGCTGCGCGGCTGCGACTGGCGCCAGAAGGAACGATGCGGCGGTCAGGGCCAGCCACAGGCCAACGCGGCGCGTCACTTCGCGTCGCCCGAGATGAAGGCGGTCGCGCTCGCCGTCTTCGAGAAGCATCCCGTGGTGCTGAACACGATCGTGATGCCGGCCGAGAAATAGGTCGGCTGGCCGCGCAGATTCACGTCGAGGCCCGTGTTGGCGGCGAGGGGCAGGCAGCGCGCCGGGGTCACCGCACCATCGGCCGGAACGGTGGCGCTGTTGAAGACGAGGACATATCCCGCGCTCGCACCCGACACGACGTTGAACCCGTACAGGTTGCCGGCTGATGCCTTGACGATCTGCCCGCCGGTGACGGCTGCCGATGCCGTGGTGGTGATGCCGGCCGCGCTCGCCGCGCTCGGCACCTCGACCACATAGGTTCCGCTCGTATCGCCGCGCTGGCGGTCATAGGTCGAGCCGTTGAACACGAGGTTCGCGACCGCCGGGAAGACGGAAGCGTTCGGGGCGTTGGTGAAGAACCCGCCGATGTTGGAGGCATTGAGAGCGTCGGTCGGCACGTTCGAGGTGACGGACGCGACCATCTGCGCGCCGTTCTGGTTGAACCATCCGCGCACGCGCTGCCCGGTGGTGACCGACGAGGGATAGCCGCTGTTGGCCGTGCCGCCGACGAGCACGGGGTTGCCGACATCCGTCGTGCCGCTTGCCGTGTTGCCCTGCACCTGATTGGCACTGGCGCCCGTGCCGCCGCCGGCCGGGTCGATCACCGAGCCATCGGCACGCACCGGGACATAGACGGGGAGCTCGATCCGCTTGCCGTCCGCCGCGGTGCCTTGCACGGCGCCCTGCTGGCCGGTGACCTGATCGGCGGAATAGACCTGCGCCATTGCCGGCGGCGCACAGGCCAAGGCGGCGAGCGCGGCGAACATGATCTTGAGCTTCATGGCTTCTCCCTTCAGTTGGTCGCCGGCCGCATCTCGGCGGGCAGGAACTGTTGAACCACCTCGGATATACCCTCGAGGGGGGTGAAAGTCAGCATCATGATCCCCTTGGTTGTTGCCAGGCGGATAAGCTGCTCGCTCCACACATCCAGCGGCGGTTCCTCGTCATCCCAAATGACGTGCTGCGCCACGCCTTCGAACGCGCCGCGGCCCTGCTGATATGACTTCAGGCCGAGCTTCGACCAGCCGCCGGAGATGTGGCGAATCTGGATCGTGTCGATCAGGTCGGCGACGCCCTGCTTCCAGCCGATGTTACCGAGCCCCACGCCGATCTTGTCGCGCGGGATGATGCCGGAGCCGTCCACGATCTTGCGCGGCCCGTCGAAGGTGATGTCGCCCAAGAGCACGTTCTGCACGATGTCGCGCGTCGTCTCGTTGGTCTTGCCGCACGCCCATGCGCGCACGGGGTGGCGGAAGCGCTTGCCCTCCCACCAATGCGGATATTCGCCGGTCAGGTGGCAGGCCATCTCATAGCCGCCCATGCCGAAGGTCTTGCCGACGCGGTTCGCGGCCATCGCGCAACGCTCGCGGTAATCGGCGCCGACGCGGAAGAACTCGAGATGCTTCTTGTAGTGGTGGCGGGCGAAGTAGATCGCATCGCCCACCACCTTCGTCTGGTCGGGGAACATGTTGCGGAACTTGCCGAACCGTTCCTCGCTCTTGTCCGCCTCGACGAGCTCGAGCGCCTGCATGATCTGCTCGTCGCTGAAGAGCGCGGCGATTTCCTCGGGGTCGAGGCCCGCCGCGCTCTGCGCGAGGATCGCATCTCGGAGAGGCGCGAGAAGCATCGTTACAGCGGCTCGTGCGCGTCGCCACCGTCGTCAGTCACGGCCTCATAGGTCTTGGCGAAGATGTCGGGCTTGCATGGGTAGATCTCGCCGTTGACGCCGCGGATGATCCAGTCGCCGGGGTTGGCAATATGGTCGCCCTCGAGCGTGCCGATGATGAACACGTCGCGGCCCTCGAACTGACGCGCCCACGCGCTGCCCGGCTGCCCTTCGGGACCGGCGCACGCCTCGGCCAGCCAGTCAGGCAGATCGGGATGGTTGAAGGTCGGCACGCCATCCACGATCGCGCGGAAGCACACGGCTTGGATCTCTACCGGCTTCTTGCGCCAGGCGAACGCCCGCCCCTCGTCGCTCATTTCGTCGATCAGCGACACATGGGCCATGCCGGCGTTGCGGCCGGCTTCGATCGCGTTGGCGAACCAGCCGAGCATGGTGCCGCCCAGCGTGTCGCGCTCGCCGTGCGGGAACGCGCGCAGAGATCGGCCGAGCGGATTGTCGAAGCACGCCATCTGCATGAAGGCGTCCGTCCACTTCATGCCATCGACGCCACACTCGGCAAGCATCTCGCCGGGAGTCATGGCGGCATAGTCGGGCGCTGCCGCGGGCGGCTGGTACATCTCGCCGACATCGACGTGCTCGAGCTTGCCGCCGTCCATGACCAGCACGGCGCCCGTGCCGGTGGTCAGCGCGTCACGCTCGGCCAGTCGGCGGGAGATGTACGCGACCACGCCCGACACGGTGCCGAGCTCTGGCTGATCGACATCGGCGTCGGGGATGTCGATGCCGAAGTGCTCTTCCAGCTTCATCGCGAGCTCGATCCGGTCGAGGCTGTCGAAGTCGAGGTGCTGGGTTCCATTGGTCATCTCGCCCGCCTTCACGGGGGCGAAGATTGCGTCTTCGGAGATGGTGACGGTGGCGACGCCGAGATGGTCGCCGATTACCGCCTTCACGCGGTCGAGGGTGTTCATGGTGGTGTCCTTCACGACAGGAGGGCGCGCGCGCCCATGATGATGATCGCCCACAAGGCGAAGCTGATTAGCAGGCCGATGACGAGGCCGCGATAGAAGCTCGGCTCGGGGGTCATCGGTCGAACCGTCCGCCGGCCTGCTCGCGCTGGAAGCGCCGCAGGGTTTCGCCTGGCGTCTCGCCCGGCTTCATGGTCGCGCTCGTACCGCACACGCCGCCCTTCCACGATCCGCGCTGGTTGCCGACTTCCTCATGGAAGCGGATGTCGATCAGGTCTTGCACGCGGGTGCGGGTGACGAAGCCGAACACGCGATAGGTGTCGGTGCGCCGCTCGCGCTGGATCGTCGTCGGGACGTGCTGCGCCTTGCCGCTCGGCTGGCACATGTAGTGGAAGGTGTAGGTCTGCGACCACGGCAGTGGGCCGAGCTCGGCGTTCTGCTCGTCGGTCATCCAGTCCTTCGGCATCAGGTCGGCATCGTGCCACTCGCCGGCCGCGTCCATATACTCGCGGCGATAGTCGCCCTTGCGGCGATTCCAGCCCCACGGCAGCGAGAACGATGCGGATCGGTGGTCCCATGCGATAGAGCCATAGCCAGAGGATCCGCCCCAATCCTGCCCGAACCGGAAGCTGATGCCGAACTCGCGGCGGCTGTTGAACCAGCGCCCCTTGTCATCCTTCCACGATCCCTCGTGGTCGCCATGCTTGGATTTCAGACGCGCCCAAAGCGGCAGGTTGATGAACGCCTGCACGCCGGGGATGGCGATATGCAGGTGCCGGCCGGTCAGCATGAAGGCGAACAGCAGCGAGCCGAATGCGATCTCGCCCCACCACGTCCGATAGCTGCGCTCGCGCCCGTCCCCCATGTACGCGCCCTTCGGCACGCCCAGCAGCCGGAGATACCACGGCACCTTGCGATCGGCCCAATCGGCGCGGGCCAGTTGCTCGGCATTCTCGCGGGCGCGGCGCGCGGGTTCCTTGCGCTCCCACTCGGCCTTGTCGAACGGCTTATTCCACACCTCGTAGCCGGCGAGGGTGTCGGGGTTCATGTCCGCCCAATCGCCGCGGAACTGCATGGCGCGATCGTCGATGGTCAGGAAGGCCGGCGGCTTCTCGTGCGCGAAGTCGAGCTCGAGCGATGGCGCCTTGCCCTCGGGGAAGCTGCGCGGCGCCAGCCACTCGCCGAACCAGCGCATGATAGCGCGCTCCATCGCGACGCGACCTTCATAGGTCTTCGACCGCGACGAATAGACGACGAGCTTGAACTTCTCCTGCGCCTTCAGCGCCCACTCGAAGAAGCCCTCGGTCGCGCGGCCATAGATGTCACCGTTCTGCCATCCCGCGTCGTAGGAGTGGATCACGCCGTCAAAGTCGATGCACAGGATCGGCTTGACCAGCACTTCGGTCACGCCGCCATTCCAAATGTGCGCGTGCAGGTTGCCGCGGATCGGCACAGGTTCGTATGTCGGTTGGTCGGTCATGGGGGTCATGCTCCGATTGCTGGGGTTGATGGTCATGGCAGAGCGGGGAAGCTCCACGCGCAGTATGGCCCGCATGTGGCGGGCGAGCTCGCGGAGCTTCCCGCGCCTCACTTGCCTTCGCTCGCGCGTCGGCGCCACTCGTCGCGAACGATCTCGGGCGCCTCGCTCCACGGCATCAGATAGTCGAGACCGGAGAACGGGCCGCTGGCGCTGATCGGCTTGTCAGTGTCCTGGCTGGCGGCGATCTCGGCAAGCCGCGCCTGATAGGCTTCGTTCAGCAGCGCCGCGGCTTCAGCGTCGTGCGGCAGGATGCCGTCAACCATGTCGGGGCCGGCGAGCGATGGGCGCGGGGCGTTGAGCTCGCGGCTGCGCTTGAACCAGCGCCACAGGCTGCCGAGCATCAGGACGGCGATCAGCGGCCACAGGGCGGCGATGGCGAGCACGATCACGACGCCCGTGCCGGCGCTGCCGCCGAAGCCGTGGCGCCACACATCGCGCATCAACAGGACCAGCAGCGCCGCGGCGACGGCGACATAGAGGATCAGGACATAGGACATCATGCGATCTTCTCCCGCGTGAACCGATAACCGTTGACGATCACCACGCCGTCAGGATCGAAGCGGGGGTCGCCAGTGCTGACCTCGAACGGGTCGCTGTCGGGCAGCGGCGCGTCGGGCCAGTCATTCTCCGGCGCGAGGCCGGCGCGGATGCCGGATGCCAGCGCGTTGAGCAACGGCACGATGCTCGCCACCTCGTCGCCACCATAGCGGATCCGATTGATCGGCGCCGCCTGTTCCTTGACCGCGGGGCCGGCTGCCAGGCGCTGCGCGAACCGCTCGACGAACCGGGCCGCAGCTTCCTTCGAGATGAAGCGGTCGAGCGTCCCTTCCTGCGCGGTCTGGCGCTTGCCGGGGTTCTCTTCCCGCCAGAGCTCCATTGCATCGGCGATGCGGCGCGCGGCGGCGGCGTGCTCGGCCTGATCGTCCAGCTTGCCGGTGTCGGCGAGCTCAAGCCGATCGGCAGCCCATGCGCGGAGGATGGCCGGCGCGGCAGGGTCGCGCGCCAGAAGGATGAACATGGGCTCGTCGGCTTCGGCCTTGGCGAGACAGTCGAGGTTGCCGGGATCGGCGATCGTGGCGCCGGTCATCAGAGGTGGTCGATGTTGAAGCGGCGTGCAGCGAGCACGGCGACGGCTTCGTTGTGGCGCTCGGCCGCGGCGGCAATGCGCTCGAGCGGCGCGATGATGCCCTTGGCAACGCTCACCAGCAAGTCGATGGTGGCGCGCTGCGATGCCTCCCGGTCGCCCTCGGCGATGGTGGCGGTCAGCCGCTCAACGGCGGCGTCAATCTCGATTTCCATAGGGTGTGCCTTTCTGCCTTTGGACATCGCCGATCCATCGCCCCACGGCCATGACGACGAGTCCGAGCAGGAACCCTACCAGCGGAATAGCGAACATGTCAGCGCCCAAGTGCATGTTCATCAGCACGCGGGCCAGCCCGTCAATGCACAGCACGACATAGGCGGCGAGACTGACGACGACAGTGCCGACGCCAATGCTGAAGATGCGGTCGCCCGCGTTCACTCGCACGCCGCGTTGGTGCGGCCTCCCTCGTCCCAGCGTTCGACGTACACGCCGTTCCCGTCGCCGATCTGAATGCAGGACAGGTCATAGCCATCGGCCGTCACCTGCGCGACCGTGCGCCCATAGCGGTCGGTCTTCAGGCGCGTGATCTCGATGTTGCCGCGATCGACCGCGCGCTGAAGGTGGTCACGCGATGCGATCGGGTCGCCTGGCACGCATTGCCGGCCGCGGCGGCAGTGGCCGGGCATCTCCGGCGCGTCCACGCCATTGAGGCGGATCCGCTCGCCCTCGCAGTCCAGCGTGTCGCCGTCGATCGCGCGGCACGCCGCGGGCTTGGACTGCGCCTGCGCGGCGGTGGTGCCGCGGTCGGTGCAGCCTATGCCGATCGCAAGACCGAGCATGGCGAGGGGGAAACCGATTGTCCGCATCATTGCACTCCTGAAGGGGCCGGCGCGGTGCCGGGCGGGTCTTTGCTCTCGAGGGCTTTGCGGATCACCTCGGCAAACATTGCGCGGCGCTCGTCGGCCGTGATCTCTTCGAGCGGCTTCGTAACCTTCAGGTTCCGCTCGTTGGTCAGCGCGCCGCCAACTTCCTCGGCAGCCTGCCGCAGCGTCTGGTTCGCCAGCACGCGGTTGCCCGACGACAGGGCTTTCTCGAGATTCCGCTGAAGGATGTTGAGCCGGAAGCCTTGGTTCGCGATCGGCACGGCCGACACATCTTCCATGTACCGCTTGCGCTCTGCGTTGAAGATCTCGCGCCACCGCTCGCCAGCTTCGTAATAGGGGCGCGTCGGGTCGTATCCACCCACCTGACGCCGATCCGTGTCGATTCCCTCGGACTGCAACTCCTTCGCGATGTCCACCGGCGTCTCGAACTGCGCGAGGGCCAGGACAATGCGGAGTTTCGTTCGTTCGTCGAGATCTGCCACGGTGTGCCTAATGTTGGGGAAGGGTGGAGGGATCGTGCCGCCCGATATGCACCTTCCCCCCTCATTCCGCCAGTGGACTGTTCAGATCACTGTCATCGGCAATGACGCCGGCTCTCACCATGCAGTCGCGCAATGACGCGCGCAGGGACGGCTCTATGCCCTCCCCGTCCCATCCTTCGTCGAGATGTCGGTACTGCGCCCTATGGGTCACGGCGCGGTCGATGTCGGGCGCAAGCTCGGCGACGCATTGCTTGAACAGATCGCGGTCGAGCATGTCATGCGCCCGCAGGTCGGCGATCAGGGCGTCTCTCCATCCCTGATACCTTTCGGCCTCGTCGATCGGGGTCAGGTCGTGCTTCAGGTACAGGTGGAACCGGGCGATGAAGCTATGCCGGGCGCGCTGGCGCCATTCGAGGCGGTTGCAGATGCGCCCGAACATCTCGACGTGCGGCTCTCCCTTCTTCTGTCCGCACCATGAACATTGGTCAGCGCCGTTGAAGCGGGCGAAGCCGATGTCGTGATCGTTCACGAACGGGGTCCACGGTTCTATCTGGCCGGGCCACGTCGTCACGGATCATAGCGCCGGCCGCATCCGCACATGGCGCAGCCGCACAGGCCGCACATCGTCACGGCGTCCGCCAAAACGCGGACCGCTACGCGGTCTATCCCCAAGGCAGTGCTGACCTGCCCTTCGGACAGGGTGCCCTCACGATGGAGGCGCAGCACGAGGTCGAGCGCCTTTCCCGCTTCCGGGCCGGGCGCGGCGTCGAGCACGGTGGCCGCGAGCTCCATGTCCTTTGCGATCCCCTCGGTCTCGAGGCGATGGTCGCGGCGCACGAGGCGCGCTTCCGTCATGATCTGGCGCAGCCGGCGGGCGCTGTCGCGCAGGCCATCGCGCATATGCTCGGCGTCGGTCTTCATCGCTATTCCTTCACAATCCAGTGCGTGCAGCCGCAACGGGTGCAGTAGAGCCTATCGTGCCATGTGCGCAGGCAGCCCCGCGGCCGATCGCGGAGCCTGATGTGTTTCCAGTGGAAGACGCGACACCATGCGTGTCGAATTGCGGCCTTCATGGTCAATACCTCTGCTCGAGCTCGCGCCGGTGGCGCCGGTCCATCTCTTGCTGGTTCCGGCGAACCTCGCGCCGCGCTGCAACGGCCATGCTCTCCTTCACCATCTCCTTCGCCTTGGCCGCGCCGTACTGTTCCCGCAGGCGGATATAGAGCTTGCGGGTCTCGGCGTCGGGCAGCCAGCCGAGCGTGTTGCGCGACCGGGTGGCGCCGCTCTTCTTGCGATCGGACAGCGGGCGCCCCTTGGCGATGTTCGCTTTCGCCGCCGCGGTGTGGCGCGCCTTTGCCTCGGGATCGGATGCCAGGCGCGCGCGCAGCCCATCCCCGCACTTCTTGCGGTGCGCCGGATCCATCGCCGCGACGCGCGCGCCACATCCACGCGAACAGAACCGGCGCTGCCCCCAATTCCAGTTGCGCGCGTTGGGCGGGCGCTCGTACTGCGCGCCACACCCCTCGCAGGTCTTGGTCTCGATCACGCGCCCGGCCTCCCGGCCTTCACCCAATCGGCGTGACGGATGACGCGCCAGCCGTGCGGCGGCTGCCAGTCGGCATCGACCGGACCAGCGCGCACCTCGGCGGTGTGCTTGACCGGCTCGAACAGCGAGCGCGGGGCGAACAGATATTCGAGCGAGGGACCGCGATCGAACGTCATCGGTCCCTCGGCCCAATCCTTGCCGGCCTTCAGCGCTTCGAGCGCTGCCGCGTCGAGCTTTGCGCGCAACCCCTCCGCGACCGCGCGCGGCGCGTTGAGATCGACCTGACGCATCTCGGCCAGCAAGTCGGCTTCGCTGGGAAGGGTGATGCCCTTTTCCAGCATCGCCTTCGCGTCTTGCCATGCCGATTCCCGCTTCACAGGCACACCCCCGGAGCGGCGGGCATCAGCGCGGGGCCGACGATCGCGATGAAGCAGATCAGGGCGATCAGGATCACTGCCGACTGCTGGTTAGACGACATCTCAACGTCGTGTGCATCGACGATCGTGCCGGTGGTGATGCGCTCGTACAGGATGGTGACAAGGATCGCGCCCGTCACCATCCCGCCAATGATCTGAAACGCGATCAACGCTCGACACTCACGCCAGCACTGACGGCGAGAATGCCGTTAGCAATGCTATCGACCATGCCGCCCTCTGCCGCGGCGCGGATCGTCTTCACCGTCGCGGCGGCGTCGCCCGGCTCGGGATCGACGGACGGCACCACGCGCCGGCTGCCGTCAATCGCCGCCTGGCACATACGAACCATCTCGGCGTTCACCGTCGCCTTGATGTTCCCATCCTCGGTGTGTTTCTCGAGGTGCGAACGCTGGTACAGCTTGAACTGGTCGCGAGCACGGGCAAGCGCGACGCGCAGGGAGATGCACTCCTGCTGCATGTCCAGCATCTGCGAGCCCATGCCCGCGGCCGACGCGCCGGTCAGGATCGCGTGCGAGACGATCATGCGAAAGTCGCTCGGCACCATGCGCTCGAAGCAATCGTCGCGGCGGGCGAGCTCGGCCCACTCCATCAGCGTGCGGCCGGCGATCAGGGGTGCGGCGGGCTCGAGCTCGTCGTCGATCGCGCTGTCGGCGCCGTGCGTGCGGTGTTCGTTCATAGAAATGACTCCTGCTTTGGTGTGCCTGTTGGTGGATGGTTGGCCGCGATCCAGTCCTGCACCTCACGGGCGACAGCGACATATTCGCGGCTGGGGGTCTTCGATTCCTCTTGGCCGGGCCGGAAGGTTGACCAGATGCGGTCGCGCAACGGCTTAGGCAGCATGTACCAGTGTTTCTTGCATCCCCACGCCGCCGCCGGCACCGCCGCATCGCAGTCGGGCCAGTGGCAATGATGGTTCGCCCGGCGGTCAGTGCGCAGCGCCGTGCGGACGTGCTCGACCTTCTCGCCTATTGCGGCGCGGCGCTGGGCGTCGGTTTTCCCGGCTCGGATGCCGCCCCATTCGACGCGCTGGGCGCTTCCTCCACCGTCACCTGCACGGCCGGCTTGATGATCGCGCTCGTCGGGACGGTGATCGTCGCCGACACGTCCGGTTCCGCGAATGCCGTTTCCGGCACCACGAGCTTCACCCGCACCGCAATCTCGCCCCGCTGAAGCGAGCCCTGCCGCTTCGTCATCCGCTGAATGCCGTACTGGCTCATGACGATGAAGCATGTGTCCTGAAGGTGCGTCATGTTCGGTTCCTTGTGCTCGCTCCCGCGCCACCGCGGGCGGGATCCACTGTTTCATCGTGCCGTCGCACTTGTCGCCCCAGCACGGCAGCGTTTCCGGGTGCTCGGCGTGCGTCTTGGTGCGTTCGTCCCGACACCCGCAGGGGCAGGCGTAGAAGGTGCGGCCCTCGTGCCAGACGGTCACAGGCAATTCCCGCAGGCCATCGCGATCGTGGCGTCGGCGATCTCCGGGCCGGCGTTCGCCGCCTCGACCATCGCCTCGACCATCGCCGCGCGCGCCCCGTACCGGCGCACGACGCCGACGAACTGCTCGACATCGTGCGGGCGCGTGCTCCACAGCGGTTCGCCGGTCTCCTTCGAGAACATGGGCTGCCCGAAATTGTCGCGCTTCGGCGCCGCGTGGTAGAGCTCGTGTTCGACCAGCGCCATGAAACTCGCGTCATCCATCTCGGCCGCGAGCGGCGCGTACAGGGTGATGACGAAATCCGGCATCCCGTCGAACCAGTCGGCGATTTGCATGTGCGTGCGGCCGGCGGTCCATTTGTCGCCGGTCGGCGGCATAAGCTGGCAGGTGCCGAGAATGGTCCGCCCGCGCTTCTCGTTGGGTTTGTTCGTCCACACGAAGCCCAGCTTCGCGCGCTGAAGATGCTCGTGATCCTCGTTGTAGAGCGTGCCATCGTCCTCGAGGAAGGTGGCCCGCACCCAGCGCTCGACATCGGGCGCGGGCTCGAACAGGCCGAGTCCTCCGACCAGATGCTCGGGCGGCATGGGGCGGGGCCGGATCACTGAACCTGCTCGCCTTCGCCAGCCGGAAGGGCGGCGGCGGCAAGCGCCTCCTTCACCGTCATCTCGCAATAGGTGTCGAAGTAGATGCCGACGCTCTCGATCATGTGCTGCTTCAGCATGGCGCGACTGGCGCCGGTCTTCCGGCCGGTCTCTTCGTAGAGCTCTGCAAGGAACTGGCAGCCGCCGGTCATGATGCAGGCCGCGGCGTCAGGGATGCCCTGCGACATCATCTGTTCCATGACATCGGCGCCGGTGGCGTGCAGCGCAGCGCGCACCGAATCGCTGAAGAAGTTGAGGCGCGCCGTCTTCTCTTCCTTGGTCTCGCCCGCGACCTCTTCCTCGAGGGGGGCGGCTGGGGTCTCGGTCATTTCGTCCTCACGTCATTGGGGAAGGTGATGCCCTTGGGGCGATAGCCGGAGCGAAACGCCAACATGAGCTCTTGCGCCGGGCCGGGGATGCCGCGCGCGTTGGCGCCGCTTTCCCACAAGCCGACCGTCTTGCGCCCGTCCGCGCCCAGCCGGAACACGGACGCGCAGCGCGCCTTGGACAGACCGAGCGCCTTGCGGTGCTCGGTGAACTGCGCGGGGGTCATGGGGCGCTTACGCATCGGGGCAGATCTCACGGTGGCGCTTGCGCGCGAACTTGCTGGTGACCTCGACGCCGCACCGGCAGCGTTCCACGACGGGAGGCGGCGCCAGGCGGTCGCGATCGGGGTTCGACTTGTTCGGGTTCTTCACGCCGCGATCCTTTCCGGCTCTTCGACATATTCGTCGGGGAACTGCGCGCGCGCCAGCGCCTCGGACATGACCGGCGACACGCTGTTGCCGCACATGCGGATCTGCGCGGTCTTGGTCAGCGGCTTCCCGTTGTAATCGAACTCGATGATGTATTCCGGCGGGAATCCCTGCGCGTTGAAGAGCTCCCGCGGCGTCAGCATCCGCATTCCGATGTCGGTGATCGCCCACTCTTCGCCGTCGAGCCAGACGGTGATGAGTCCGAACCGCGCCTTCGTCGTGATGGCGTCGAGCGCTTCTTCGACCGGCTGCCCGTCCGTCGAGGTGCCGTAATATTTCACGAGGAAAGCGCACACCTGCGCATAGTGCAGCCCGCCGGCCTGAATGGTGTGCAGCGGTTCATCGACCGCCTGACCATCCTTCGACGTGCCCTTCAGCTTGACGATGTTCGAGGCGACGACGGCCTGATGCGGCCCGCGCGTCGCGATCGTGCTGACCGGCTCTTCGGCGCTATGGCCGGGGTTCACCTGCCCGCCGGGGTTGGTGTTAAACTGCGCGAGGTGCGCGCACACCGCTGCATGGCGCGGCGCCCCCGCCATGATCGTGTGCAGAGGATCGTCAGGCGACACGCCCTTCCCGTTCTCGGCGAACTTCTGAAGGAACGCGGCAACCGCGGCGTGCTTGGCGGCGCCAGCGACCACCGTGCCGAGCGGCGCTTCGACATCCAGCGCGCGCGGCGCCTGTCCGTCCCGCTCGCCATAGCCGGTCTGCACCATTGTCGCGGCGACCACGCCCAGCGGCGTCGATCCGCCTGGCCGCTTCACGAAGCTGTTCGCGGTGATCGTGTGCAAAGGCTCGTCGGCAGCGTGCCCGACCGAGCCCGACCGAAACTTGGTGACGTGCGGCGCGATGACGGCGAGCTCGCCGCGATTCGCGGTGGTGACCGTCCGCACCGGCTCGTCGAGGCTATGCGCCCGCGTCTCGCCGCCGCTGTGCGTGATAGGAATGATGAACGGCTTCGGGTTGTTGACCACGAACCGCATGATGCCGTGCGCGATGCGGCGCAGGGTCTTCTCGGCCAGCGGCTTCTTACGGTCGAAGATCGACGGACAGGGCAGCGACCAGTCGATGATGTCGGCCGCGGTGCGGAACGGCAGCAGCTTGCCCGACAGGACGGCGGGAGTTCCGGGCTTGCCGTGCGTCGGCTTCGGCCACACAATCTTCTTGCCATCGCTGCGCGCGATCAGAAACAGGCGCTTGCGCGTCGTCGGCGCGCCATAGTCGCAGGCGCGGAGCTCGCGATGCTCGAGCTTGTACCCGGCGCGGCGCAGCGCGCTCTTCCACTTGTTGAAGGTCTCGCCGGCCCGTTCCTTGATCGGGAAGCCATTGTCGCAAAGCGGCCCCCATGTGCGGAACTCTTCGACGTTTTCCAGCAGGATCACGTCAGGCTTCACCTTCTCGGCCCACAGCACGACAACCCACGCCAGATCGCGAATGCTCTTCTCGCGCGGCTTCCCGCCCTTCGCCTTCGAGTGGTGCTTGCAGTCGGGCGAGAACCACGCGAGCTTGACGTGCTCGCCCTTGGTCACGTCGCGCGGGTCGATCTGCCAGATATTGTTGATGACGTGGTGCGTGCCCGGATGGTTGATCTCGTGCATCGCGATCGCTTCGGGATCGTGATTGATCGCGATGTCGATCGCCCGACCCAGCGCCTTTTCGATGCCAGTCGAGGCACCGCCGCCACCTGCGAAATTATCGACGATCAGCCCGTCGTTGAATGCCGTGCGCATCAGTGCTGCGCCACGCACATGCCGAGCATCAGCACGAGCGCGATGCCCGTCGAGCCGATCACGAGGCGGTTGGACGGCAGCCGGCGGGGATCCACGCGGTCGAGCGGCTGAAGCGGGGGCAGGCCGGGCTTGCAGCCGCGGCAGCGGCAGAACGTGTCGCCGCGGCAGGTCATGGCGCTGATTTCGATGGTCATTGATCGGGTGCCTTTCCGATGGTGGTGTCACCCATATCTGCCTGATTTTCCCCCGTGTCAACCTCCCCCATTTCCGCCGCCGTAGCGTTCTCGACTTCGCCGTTTCCGACGTACCGCCAGCGGGTCGAAATACCGAGCCGGCGGAACATGGCATTTGACTGCGCGACCTCTTCCTCGGTCCACACCTTCGGCTGCTCTTCGATCTGCGGCACGGGCGGATTCGCGGCGCGCTCGATCTCGGCGCGCATCAGCTTCAGGCGATGCAGTGCCAGGCGCTGCCGCTCGATGATGCCGGTCGCGATCTCTCGAATCGCAGGCTTCACCTCGTTGGGGAAGCGGAAGTCGCGGTGGATCGCCTGCCGTGCCGCGGAAATGGCGACCTTGGGCGGCAGGTCCGACAGCGCGAGCATGGTCGCGCTCAACCACTCGCCGCGATCCCAATTCGCCTCCGGCCAGTTTGCCATGCCGATCGGCTTCAGCCACTTGCGGAGCTCGGCTGCGAAGCTGCCCTCGACCTGCGGGTTAAGCGCCGGCTCGATCTCAATCAGCGAGCGGTGCGCGTATTCGTATTCCTCGATCGCGAGGCTGATGTCGGTCGGGTGCTCGATCAGCGCCACGGCGCCCTTGATCGACCAATCCTCCTGAAGCACGAGCTTGCCGAGCGTGCGAGCGTCAGGCATCCGCCCAGCCCCCCTTGCCGCCGTCCATGTACGCGCTGCCCTCGAGGATGCGCGTCACGGTGTTCGGGCGCAGCAGGAAGTCGATGTCGGCGAACCACTTGCGATCGTTCTGACCCATGCAGAACGGGCGCTGCGGGATCAGGCCAATCGCCTCGATCATCTCGGCCTCGGTGTGATCCTCGAGGCGCGCGCGGATCTTCTTCCGGCGTTCCTCGGTCAGCTTGCGAATGCCGGCGATACCCTTGTTGCGCCCCGCCATGTCATTCCACGCATCGACGATCGGCTCGACGGCATAGGTTTTGCGAACCGCCTTGACCGGCTTCTCGCCTTCACCGTCACCAGCGCCAGCAGCCGCGGCGCCGCCCGTGTCGTCGTCGCCAGACGACAAGGAAGGCGAAGCCTTCCCTTCTTCATCCGTAGGAT